ATGCAACGTTTATGAATAATGAAACACTGTATTCGTGCCATGAAGAAATTGTGGTAGCTAATGATACTAAAAATTATACTAATAAGATATGCAATGTTACTGGGTATAATGTAAGTTATTACACTGATTTGATTTGGGTTGAAATAGAAAATTTTGATGGGTTATATGTCCCAGCAGGTGAAACTTTTGATTTCAGAATTAATGGAATTTTTGAGATGGAAGATGGTCACGCACTAATAGATAACTGGGCTTGTATTAATAGCAGTAATAAACAATATTGTTACACTCAATACGATTGGTGGAATGTAAGCTATGCTTATAAAAGAGACAGTAAGAACAGGACTGAATCTAATCTTATCTTGCCTTATCAAAGTATAGATTTTGATGGAGACGGGACTGAGAGTTGGTTGTATGCTCAGAATGGTAGTATTTATTACAATAATGCCACTGATTTTGTTTTTGCAAATGATACTGATAAAGTATGTGGATTTCAGACATATCCCAGTTTTAAAAAAGAATGTTCTTCTAATGTAAATGAATTGATACATTATTATACTTTTGATGATACAGATAATATTGTAAGAGATGTATTTGGTGTAAATGGTTTTATTAGCGGTGCTACACAAAATATTTCTGGCGAGGTATATAATGCTTATGATTTTGATGGGTCAAATGATTATGTTGAACTTATTGGAACAAAAGGTATAGATTTAACAACAGATGTGACTTTTACTTTGTGGTTTAATATTGATGATGCAACATTAACAATTGAAAGATATTTTTTTGGTGTTAGAAGCGGGAATAATCCATTTTTTGATATTAGGCCATATAGTGAAGGAGTTTTAAGGGTTGACGCTAGAGCTGGCGATGGAACTGAAACTCTAGTTGTAAAAACTAACATTACAAGTGATACATGGTATTTTATTGCCGTTGATTGGAACTCATCTACTGAAAAAGTAAATGTATATCTTAATGGTGCATTTGTTGGGTATGATAATTTTACTAAATCTAAAGATTATGTTTTGGATACTGATGATTTTTGGGTCGGTGCAAGGTCAGAAGGAGGGGGTGAAAGATTTACAGATTGCATGATTGATGATATAAGATTTTATGATAAGAGTTTATCTGCTTCTGAAATTCAGGCTATATATGAAGCAACAAGACATACTAATCCTGCTCCTTATTACGGAGCAGAACAAACCCAAGATATTCCTCTCAATCTCAATTCAGTAACAATAGAAACAGACCCAGCATATTATAATATGAATATTAACTGTTCTTGGGATGTAACTAAAGGAGATTATGGTGATTATAGGGTAAATGTGAATTGGACGGATGGTGCGGGAACAGTTTATTATACAGAAACTTCAGCATTACAAACTGATAGTGCGACAGGATATTTTATATTAAATTCAGGAAATTTTAGTGGTTGTGGAGAAGTAATAAATTGTAGTATATATGCTAATGATACCAATGGTTCAACATCAAATACTCTTACAGATGAAATTACTATTAGTACTAGTAAATTTAAAGGAGATGTTACTTATAATGGTTCATTAATAGTTGGAGCTACTGTAATAGTTGATAATATTGTTAATAATACCCATTTTGGAGATTATACTACGAATGCTAGTGGGATATGGGAAACAGATACACCAGCATGTAATCAAAATTATAGTTTTACTGCATATTGGGCTGGTAATGTAACATATCCAATTAAATTAACAACTGTATCAAAACCAGCAACAGCAAGATGAAAAAATGGATAATAATTGGATTAATGCTATTAACCTTGATTCCTGTTCAGGCAGGACAAATAGCAGACAACCCTCAGAATATTGGTTTGGATTTAGTTGATGGTAACTCATTAGTCAGTAACCCACAAGATATTAATTTAGAACTGCTATCTGTGACTGGAGAAGTAGCTTGTAGTTATACTACAGATACAACATTAGATGGAGAAGATTTTGTGTGCGATGTGTTTAAAGTGAGTAATGGTGCTGAAGTAGTATTAAAAAATTCAAAATTAACAAAAAATACAACAATAATTACAAGTGGAAGTAGATTAGTATTAATAAATTCCAAAATGAAGTAAATTATATAATTAACTACAAAAAATTTATAAAAGATAAAAATATATTTTAAAATTAAGATGCCTTTACCTAAACCAAAAAAAGGAGAAAAAGAGCAAGATTTTATTAATAGATGTGTGGGAGATAGTATTATGAAGAAAGAATTTCCTGATAGAGAACAAAGAATAGGGGTTTGTTATTCTCAATGGCGTAATCATAAACAAGAGGTTGATAATATGTCTGAAGAAAAAAGAGATGAAAAGGGTAGAATAATTATAGCTGAAAATGTTCCAATAATTATCAAAAGTAGTATAGAGGAAAATGAAGATAAGGAGGAAATATAAAGATGGAGAAAGAAAAACTTGAAGTTTACGGTATTGCTATTAGACCAGGATTAAGTAGAAATGGTATTAGATATAGTAAAAAAGAACTTGAAAAGTTTGCTCCTACTTTGAAAAATAAACCTATATTAAAAGACCATAATACTATAGTTGATAATACTGTTGGTTTAATTACAAAATCTGGTTTTAATGATGGTATAGTAACTTACGAAGGATGGGTAAAAGATGATAATAATGGATTAATTGAAAGAATTAAAGATGGGAGAGCTAAAGAAGTAAGTATTGGTGCTATGGTAGGAAAACTTCTTTATGATGAAAAAAAGGAAGAGATGATTGCAGAACAACTTGAAGCTATGGAACTTTCCATTACTCCAACACCAGGTGTAAAAGGAACAAGTTTGAATCAAGTTTTAGGTGATATGAAAAAAAGAAAAGCTGGAGAAAAAATTAAAATTATGCCGATTGTAGAGAGTTTTAGTATGAATAATGATGAAGAAGATGTAAGTGAGCATGAATCAGTAAAAAAAGAGCAGATTAATGAGGTGAATAATATGGTGGATAATCAAATAGATAAAAACAAAATAAAAGAAGAAGTTCGCGCTGAGATTGAGGCTGAAAAAAGAGAAAAAGAAGCTCTTAAAGCAGAACTCAAAGAGGAAATTAAAGAAGAGATTAGAAAAGAAATTATGGAAGAATTGAAAAGTGAAGAAGAGGAAGAAGGAGAAGCTGAAGAAGAAGAGGAAGAAGAGATGAATGATGAAGAAGAGACGGAAGAAAAAGTTAAAGCTAAATTGAAAGAAGAAATCAAAGCAGAACTTAAAGAAGAAATGAGACCTAAAACTAAAGGTAAAGTGAAAATGGAAAAAGATGAAAATAACATAGAAGAAGACGTTCCTGAATATCAGATGGAAAATGCTGAATTTGGAGAAGGTTATGCTTTGTGGAAGATGCCTAAAGCAGATGGTTCATATTAATAGAGGTGATTTATAATGGCAGTTAATCCAGTAGGTTTTGTTTGTCCTTACGATGGAGCTGTTCCAAGAACAGTGACTTGTAAAGCAATTGAAACTATTTCAGGCGGACAACTATGCGTTGTTTCAGGAGCAGCAAATGCAATTTCAAGTGGATTGAATTCATTATCAGCAGATGATATTTTGGTTGTAACTGGTGCAAGTGGTGGTGATTTTAATGGAATTGCAGTGAATACCGCAACATCAGGAAATTATGTAGCTCTACAAACAAGAGGAATGGTTGTTTTAAGAGCAGGTGGAACAGTAACTAATGGCGCGACAGTAGCTCCTAATGGAAGTGACGATGTAATTGAAACGACAACAGCAGGTCAAGGAATAGGAAAAGCATGGAGTAACGCAACATCAGGCGGATTTGTGCTTGTCGAATTGAGGTGATAATAATGTCAGAACAAAAATATGTTAAGGAACTTTTGAGCACTGATATTGGCACTGAAGGTCAGCTACTAATACCAAGGAAAATTCATGATACTTTAATTGCTGAAACTCAAAAAGCTCTAATACCACGAACAGAAGCAGCTATTTATGTTGGTCCTGCGCAAATTCCAGGTTCAAGTTATGACCTTGACCTTGAAGATGAAAATGCGATGGAGGTAAGGCTAATTGCTGAAGGTGCTGAAATTACTCTTGACCAAGACGAATATTCAAGCACTAACATTAGACCTAAAAAGTATGGTGTAGCAATTAGAATTACCAAAGAAATGCAAGAAGATAGTAAATGGAATCTTTTACAAAGGAACATCAAGAAGGCTGGTAAGAGATTTGCAGAGCATGAAACAAATCTTATCCTAACTGCTCTTAATGGTTGCAGCAATAGTGTAAATGGTGGTTCAGCAATTACAATAGCAAACATAACAAGAGCAATGCAGTATCTTGATGATAATGATTACACATCTACAACATTCCTTGTAGGAAATGAAGTGTTGAATGATTTGCGAAACATTGATACTTTTGTAGAAGCTGACAAACGTGGAGATAATGAAATGCAGACGAAAGGTATGGTCGGAATTATTTATGGCTTAAAAGTCATAAAATTTTCAACAAATGCAGCACCATCATCTATATATAGCAAATATGCTTTTGTATTTGATAATGATGAAGCTTACATAATTGCTGAAAAACGACCAATAACTGTAGAGAACTTCACATTGCCACTATTTGATATGAGTGGAGCAGCTATCACACAAAGGATTGCAGTATCTTTAATTAGAGATAATGCAGTAGCAAAAATAACTACAAGTTAATTGTTGTTAAATTTTTTTATTTTTTATTATCACTGAATGGCAGATTGAGTTTCTCTGTGCATTTTTGAAAATAAATAATGCGAGTAGGTGAAAGAATATGGTCAAAGATGGATTAAGAAGAAGGAATTTTTGGGTTTATGATTTAAATGTAGATAATCAAATTTCTGGAACATCAGTTAATTTTTTAGGTAATTCAGTAACAATAAATAGTCAAATAAAGACATCATCAAATTCAGGTTCTGGAACAATTATTAATGATATTACTGCAGCAGAAGTTATTAGTGGTGGTATGTGGGTAATTGGTTCAGCTGCAAGTGGAACGACACCAAATTATGTAGCTAAAGGTGGTAAATTTGGAGATGGAACACCATTAGGTATATGTTTGGCAACTACTGCAAGTGGTTCTAAACCTGATATTCTAACAAGAGGAGTTTATCATGGTTTAGTAGCTGAAGCAACAATTAATGCAGGTGATGCTATAGTTCCAGGAGCTGGAGCAGCTAAAAATTGTGTCACATCTGTAGGTTCAGGAGCTGCACAATTTGATGCAGGAGACGTTAGAGGTATTTGTTTAATGGGTGGCGGTTCAAAAGCAACAGTTTCAGTTTATCTCTATTAGGTGATATTTATGAATGACAGAGAAGTAATTGAATCTAAAAGAGGAAAAGATGGACGCTTTTCTGAAACTGATTTTTTTGATTTTAATAAATCTCAACAAGAATTAATTTTAAGTGAAGATTTCGGATTGGATAAAAAAGAAATCAAAAAACTTAGAACTGAAAAAAGAAGAGTTAAGAAGCTTTTAGAACTTCAAGAGAATACAGATATGACTCAATTCATTGAAGTGGACAAAGAAGAAGAGAAACCTGAAACTAAAGAAGAAGTTCCAGAAAAAGATATAGAAGAACTATATACTCCAAAAATTAAACCTGAATTAGAATGTCCAAGATGTGGTTACATGATGGAAATCACTGGTGCAGGTAATTCAGGAACAGATTACAAATGTAATAATTGTGGAAGACAAATTACCAGATAACTATGGTTAATTGGAATTTAGGTAGCATAGCACTTAGTGTTCATAATAGGATAGAAGATGTTCCTTCTTACTATTCTGGCACTGAGATGCTTAATGCTATTAACCAAAGATTGAAGTATATCGAAGATGAACTCGGTATAAGTATAGGTTCAAATTCAATTAGTGATGACTACCATGGAGTTTTAACTAATTTTGCAGTTGCTGATACTTTACTAATCAAAAATATTGAAGGTATTGATGTGTCTTCAATAAAGCTTGATGAACTTTCAATTAGCAAAAATTCAAATTCGCCTGCTATAGTGAGTGCTAAAGAAATTTTAGAAACCGCAGAAAATCAATTAATAAACCTTAAAGGTAAATATAATTTCGAACAAGTATGGGGTTGCTAAATGAATGTTTACAATGATTTACAAAAAAAAATTAGTCAAATACTTAAACATGGTGAAGTAGTAAAGTTAAGATATTTTGCAGGCTCTGTAAGTGATACAGATTTTGATGATGCTCAAGTATTAGTTCAATCAGGTAATGATATTTATACAAGCGGAATTGTATTTGCTTTAAATGATAAAGATATTAGCAGTAGTTATAATCCAATTATTAGTGAAAAAGGTAAATTAACTGAAACTGATAAAAAATTATACATCAAAGGCGATGTAGTAACTACTGATACAATGAGAATAGGGATTGGTAGTCCTGATTATATATGGCATTCAGTTATCCCTAATGGAATAAAGGCTCAGCCGCCAACAGGGACAATAGTTTACAAGAAAATATATATTAGAGAATTACCATTAGGAAGTTTATCAGGTGAGTAATATGACGAAAGTAAAAGTGAAATATATTGGTAAATATCAACCGCAAGATATAACTGAAGTTGAAAAAGATAAAGCTGAATTGCTAATTAAGACAGGTGATTATGAATATGTTGAAAATAAATCAATTAGCAGGACAAGGAAAAAGAAGCGGAGTTTCGTTAAAAATAAAAGGGATGAAATCAGTGGAGAATTATCTACAGAACCAGAAACGAACGAAACAACAAGCAGCGAATAGAGCAATACATAATGCTGGATTAAAGTTTGAAGGAGAAGTTAAACAAAGTATTGCAGGTAGAAAATCTGAACCAGCTTCAGTTGATACAGGAAGATTTTTAAATTCAGTTAATACTGATAATGAAAAGGAATTTGTAAGTATTGTAAAAACGGACGTTCCTTATGCTAAATATTTAGAATATGGAACTTCAAGAATTGCTCCAAGAAGACATTTCCAGAATAGTTCAGCAAGAATATCTAATGAAATTGAAAATATGATTAGAAAAGCATTGAAATGAAATTATATAATTTACCACATAAATTATTTAAATTAACCAAATTTATTTAAATTAGCATTGATGAAACGACATCAATTAGCTGCCAAACGAGGTGAAAGATGGTTAATACAAATAGGTTGTTGAGTGAAACTATACTTTTTGTAAGAGATGACTTGAGAGCCAATATAACAGACCCTATTAGTTCTACAAGACCTTCTGGAGAAAAATTTGTTATGACTTCTTATCCTCGTAGAAAAACTACTTACCCTATTATTACAGTAAGAGGTTGGATAACTGGTAGTAGAACTTTAGGACAACAATCAAGCAATTTAGAGATTAATATTAAAGTAGAAGTAAGGATATGGGGAAGAAATGAAAAAGAAAAAAATAATCTTTGTGATGATGTAATTAATCGAATGAAAAATAATCAATATGGAACAAATTCATCAATTAGTGCAGATTTGCATGATTTTGGTCTTGATAGTGCTGTAGATGTTGATGAAGAAGGTGAAGAAGGATTAAAAAGTAAAGTTTGTCAATATCGTTATAAGTTTTGGACAAGTTGATTAAGAGGTGTGAAAATGGGAATTTTTGGAGCAGATAACAATAAAACATCATTAGCATATGAAAGTGGAACTTATGGTTATCCTATGGGTTCATCTTTTTGGGCTGGAAGGGTTCAAGATTTTAGTCCAGATGATAATCAAAATATACAAAGAATTAGGTATCATGGAACAAATACAAGAAATATTGATAAATCATATCCAGGCAATGAAGATTATGGTGGAAGTTTAGAAGTTTATCCTGATGATTTTAGATTGCTTATGTTTGCTTTGGGTAATGGAAGCGATACTACAATTGGTAGTCCTGATTACTATACTCATATATTAACAGAACTCAATAATGATGATAGTAATCCATTTACATCAGGAGCAAGAAATCCATTCAGTAGTTTTTGTCTTGAAAGTTTGCAACATTATACCGATGGAGAAAATTTAGGTAGGTTCTATAAAGGGTGTGTGATTAATAGTTTTACTATGTCTGCATCTGCAGGAGATGCTATTACAATTAGTTGCGATATAATTGCTCAAGATCAAACTTTCTTTTCTGGATTAGGTAGTTATTCGCTATCAGAACCGTCACATAGACCTTTTGTTTGGAGTGATAGTATAGTTCATTTCCCAAGTGGAACAACTGACCTTGATGTAAAATCTTGGGAATTTAACATTGAAAATAATTTCAATAGAGATTCAGCACATGTTTGTAATGGTAGTAGAGTAATTGTTGCTCCTAAAGCTGAAAATAGAGATTATTCATTTACTATAACAATGGATGGTAATAGCACAAAGGCAGCTGAATTATATGGTAAATGGAAATCTGGTGGACAGATAGAAAGCAATGCAGCTATTCAAATTAATAGTCCTTACGGAACTGCAAGTGGTGTCAATTTCATTACTATGAGTGGTTGTGATGTTGATGCTTTTGATGCACCAAATCCTACGGAAGGAACTGATGAATGGTCACTAACTTTGATACCAAAAGAATGTAGTGCTGAAATAAGAGACCAAATTGAAAAATATTTAGCTTGGTAATCAGGAGGGATTTTTTATGGCAGTTAACAAAAATGCAATAATGTTAAGAGATAGCGAAGGTAGGCTCTTACCTGCTACTCAACATTCAGAACTTTTTGGCGGAGAAGTAAAACTCAAAAGAATAACTGATGGAGATATTAATGAAATAAGAGAAAAATCTGCTAATATGAGTAATGATGAATTAATTGAAAAGTTTCTAATTGAACCTCAATTAACCAAAGATGAAATAAAACAATTACCCACAGTTAGTAAGAAAGAATTAGTGATTTTGACTTTAATGACTACAGGAATGGAAAGAAAAGATGTTGAAAATCTACTTAATAGAGCTATTAATGAAACAAATGAAAAAAAAAATTAAAAAAATGGGAAACAACAATTTATAGTGAAGTTAGAAGCAAAAAATTGTATCATTTCCTACATAAAATGGGTTATGATGCTTTTTCAATACCTAAATTATCTCCTGTTGAAATTAATTGGCTAATTGAAGGATATAATCTTGAACAGAAAGAAAAACAAAAAAGTATGAGAAAAAGAAGGAGAAAATAATGGGTTTAGGAAATTTTGGCGGAGCATTTGCGGGAGGAGCAACAGTTCAAATAGTTATATCTGCTATTGATAAATTCAGTAGTGTTTTTGATAAGGCTTCTAGAAAACTTGGTCTTTTAGGAAAAATAGGAGGATTCGCTGTTGGAGGTTTTGCAACTGCTGGTGCTGCTATTACAGCTGTAGGTTCAGCAGGACTTAAAAGTGCTTCTGATTTTGAACAAACAAGAATAGCTTTTGAAACTATGCTTGGTAGTGCTGAAAAAGCCGGTAAAACTCTTAGCGAATTATCTAAATTTGCTGAAAAAACTCCTTTTGAATTACCACAAGTGGAACAAGCTTCTAAAAGACTTCTTGCTTATGGTGTAAGTGCTGAAGAACTTATACCAACTTTAAAAACTGTTGGAGATATTTCAGCTGGGGTTGGAACAGATAAATTAGGAAATCTTATTACTGCCTTAGGTCAAGTGAAAGCTAAAACTGTTCTTTCAGGAGAAGAATTAAGACAATTTACAGAAACTGGAGTACCATTAATAAAAGAATTAGCAGAAGTAACAGGTTACAGCGAAAAAGAAATAACAGATAAAACTAAAGATTTAGGTATATCTTTTGAACAAGTTCAAACAGCTCTTAAAAATATGACCAGTGAAGGTGGTAAATTTTTCAATTTAATGGAAAAACAATCACAAACAGCAGCCGGGACAATTAGCAATCTCAAAGATGTAGTATCAAGAATATTAAGAGAATTTGTTGGTATAACTTCAGAAGGAGAAATAGTTGAAGGTAGTTTATTTGATAGATTTCGAGAAAGATTAAAATTTCTTTTAGATTTTATTGAAGAAAATAAAGATGAAATATTGAATTTTTTTAATAAAATGAATGAAATATTAGCTCCAATTTTGGAAACTGTATTTGAACTTGGTAAAAAAGCTTTCAAATTTATATCTGATTGGTTTAATAATAATAAAAGTGATTTATTAGCTTTTTGGGAAGAGTTCAAAGAAGTAATAGGACCTGTAATTGATAGTTTGAAAAATTTAGCGAAAAATGTATTAACTAAAGTTTTTGAAATTTTTAAAAAATTATGGAATGAGGTTATACTCCCTAATAAAGAAACTATTATAAATATGTTCAAAAAATTAGGAAACTTATTATCTAAGATTATGGATATTGTTATTGCAGTATTTGATATTTTTGCTAAAATAGTTAATTTGCTAATTGATTCGGGAGCATTGGATTTAATAATAATATTATTTGCTTCTATATTCAAAGTAATTGATGATGTTTTAGGAGTAATAAAAGATGTTTATGAATATATTAAAAAAGTTATAGATGCATTCACTGAAAGTGATATTGGCAAAACTATTGGCAGAGGAATTGAAAAAACATTTGATTGGACAGGTAGTTTTGTAAAGAATGTTTTTGATGTGGATGATTTTATTTTAAGTAAAGGTAAGTTAATAAGAACAGACCCTAAAGATACAATATTCGGAACAAAAAATCCTGGAGGTATGGGCGGGGTTTCTGTTAGTGTTACTGGTAATAATATCTACGGAACAGACCCAGATGAAATAGCAGAAGCTATTAGTATTAAATTAAGAAATATGATTTCAGTATAAATGGCATATTACACATATATAACAATCGATGGAATACATTATCCTGAATTAGTAAGCGGGGAAGTAATTAGTTCTGTCGGTGAAAATAATACATCTTCTAATTTTAATTTAACTTTTGAAAATCATAACGGGAGGTATAATGATTTATTTACTCTTAATAAAGAAGTGGTAATATATATAGATAATAATCCAATAACAAATCCTGCTACAGCTAATAAAATTCTTACTGGGATAATTGAAAGAAGACAATTAAGTGGTAGTGAGAATAATCAAATGATAACATTACAAGGAAGAGATTATACAGCTTATTTGCAAGATGTTACTGTTAAACCAGAAGTCTATAATAATGAATTGGTTGAAGATATTATTGAAGATATATTCATTAAATATGTTGATGGAGTTACTTATAATAAAGTTCCTATTGGTATATCAATTACTAGAATAGTTTTCAAACATAGTTCTATATTTGATTCTTTAAAAAGATTAGCTGATTTAACAGGATGTATATTTTGGATTGATGCTGATAAAGTATGTCATTTTGCTTTCGAAAAAACAGTAAGTAGTGGAGAAGTTTTTGATAATAGTAACATAATAAAAGCTAAATGGAAGAAAACTGATAGAGAAATTTACAATCAAGTTTGGGTATATGGAGATAGATATCTTGACGGTTATGAGGAAACTTTTATTGGAAATGGAGTAGGTAGTGTTTTTGGACTTGAATACAGTCCTCATTCGACTTTTGTAAAAGTTAATGGTTCATTATCAAAAGGTGGTATTTTTGGGCAAAATATTGTTCCAGCTTCTGGGACACAACATCTGATTGATTTCTTTGGTAAAAAAATAGTTTTTACATCTGGAACACAAGCAGGAAACAATATACCTGCTTCTGGAGCTACAATTACTATACAGTATGATAGGGAACTTCCTATTGTGAGATTTGGTAGAGATAATGATTCAGTATTGAGATATGGTGTAAAAGAAAAAGTTATAATAGATAAAGGGATAAAAAGTATAGATGAAGCTGAAGATACATTAGCAACAGAATTAACTTTAGGAACTTCAGATAAATTAGAAGGGACTATTGATGTCCAAGGAGTATATTATTTGACTGCTTCTCAAACTTGTATAATAAACTTACCAAATGATGGTATAAACAACAAAGAATATTCTATGATTGAAATATCCTACAACCTTAATCCGATAGCTTTACAAACAGAAAATATTATAACCATAAAATTAAACAAAAGATTGAAAACATTGACAGATGAATTAAAAAATTTAATGCTTGATGTTAAAAAACTTCAAGGCGATAGTATTAGTGAAACTTCAATTATTACAAGATATGAATTCTCTATTAATCAACAAGAATTAGCTGTATCTGGTTGGAAAGTTACAACAAGAGCTATTAATGATGGATTTATTATTGGTCACACTCATAATAGTATAATAGGAAGTTTTACTGGAAATCCAATTATAGGAGACCAAAGAAGTGCAGCAGTTATTCAAGCATCTGGAGGTTATACGTAAAATGGTTATTTATCACGATGCATTCGAAACAGTTAATGATGGAGATGGATTTAAAGATGGTTGGTTTAATGGAGCTTATAACTTTTTCCCAATAGGTGCTATTATACCATGGGCTAAACATTTAGAAGGTGTTAGTGGAACTTCTCTAAATTCGCACTGGGCTGAATGTAATGGTCAAACTATTAGTGATAGTGATAGTCCATTATCAGGAACAACATTACCTAACTTAAATGGGGAGAATAGATTTTTAAGAGGTAATTCAATTACTGGTGGAACTGGTGGTAGTGAAACATATAATTTCTCTGAAACTCATTTTCATCATTGGATATATCCTAATGGAGCTTTTGTTAATACTTTTCAATCAGGTGGAGCACCTGGGCAAGGTTTCGGGGTAGTCAGTGAATTTGATGATGGAGGAGGAACAGGTGACCATTACATAGATATTGGTGGTTCTTCTGTAAGTAATGGATATACAGATAATAAAACTATTAGTGATACAATAGATACTCTTCCACCTTATTACAGTGTTACT